TCTTTTTACGGCACCCGCACGTTGCCCTTTGCTCATCGCTCTTGCTTTTGCAATAGGCACGCATTTTGGATAATTTTTTCTTTTTTCTCCACCACTTCTTCCACACTTCGGGTATGAGCCATCCGATTTTTTGTTTGCAATATCGACCCAATTTTCCTTCACCCATGAACGTAAACCTTTTTCGGCCATTAGACCATCCTTGTTTTTTTTGCTCTGTCACTCATGATTGCACCGCAACCTTTAGCAACAAAACCTCCGTCAGCTTTCTTTTGTCTTTTTTTTCCACCAGGTGTAACTTTACCTGAACATACTGCTGATGCGTACATGTTTGCGTACGCCGAAGGGTACACTTTGAATTTACGCTTCGCTGCGGCTTTACCTTTTGGACAAAGTTTAGCCATTATCTTTTCCTCGCTGTTTGTGCAGCTCGTGCAAAGTTTGCTTTAGTTGGTGAACCTTTTGAACCTTTTTTTCTCATCTTCTCACCTGAACCAGCTTTAATTCTAGCTTTTTTAGCTGCAATGTTTGCGTATAAACCTTTTCTCATTATGCTATCGCTTCCTTACAAGCTAAACAACTTTTCATAAATCTTAAATGTCTAGAACAATGAGTTGGTTTGTGAACTTTTATTTCAGGTTCTGGAAGATCTTCATATAAAACTAAATGAGGATCTTTTTGTGGTGTAAATAAATTTTTTATCCAGTTCCACATTATTTTTCTCCTTTTAAAAGTCCTTTGTATTTTGTTTTAGGATTTTCTCCAGGCTTAACAACATGTCTGCTTCCATGTCTAAATTGAAAAGCTCTTCCGGTATCAACCATATTCTTTCGTTCTTTTTGACCTTCACGCATCATTTTTTTACCAGTCTTAACTTTGTCTTCTGCTTTATTTAAAGATTTAATTCTTTTATGATACTCATCACCTTTAGCTTTTTCAATACTGGCTTTCATTCCTTTTTTTCTAACAGTAACTGAAGGTTTTACAGATGTAATAGTTGGTGAAACTTTACCTTTACCTCGTAAAGCTTTACCAAAACCTTTTATAGCTGCGCCAACACCTTTTAATATAGCCATGTTATTACTTATTTATTTTGCCAGACTTTTTAGCTTTAGAACCAAACTTACCGTAAGACTCATCTCTTGAATCTTTTAACTGTCTAGCAGTTCTAGGTTTTCTGATTCTCATAGCGATAGACTCATCTTTTCTATCTTTGTAGCCTTGTTGTTTTTTTCCAACTTTGCCACCATCTTTATACATCTTGCCACCTTTCATACCCATGTCCGGTGTGTAGTATCCTGCCATCATATCTTTTCTAGCAGTAGACATTCCGCCACCCATTTTTTTGACTCTTCCGCCTTTTTTCATAAAGCCCATTTTGTTTCTAACTTTACTTGGTAATTTAGAAAGACCTGGATTTTTTTTCTTATCTACAGGTTTTAATGCTTTACCACCTTTAGCTAAAGCTTTTCTAGGCTGTGCTACTTGTGTGTTAAATCTTCTATTTGCCATTTTATCTCCTTATGTTTCTATGACTTCTATAGTTTTTTTTGGTCTTCTATTTACTGTACCTCTTTTGCTAGCACCACCCATTTTTTTAGAAGTTTTTTTAGATTTCATTTTTTCTAAAATTTTTTTAGCTGCTGATGCAGCACCTAATCCAGGAACCATTGATTTAGCAATAGTTTTACCTGCTTTTTTAAGTTTTTTTATTCTCATTTTTTTATTGTAAACTTTTTGTTTACTTTTTGGTAAATCTTCAAATTTTCTTACTCCCTCTTTGTTTAAATCTCTCAAAGCTTTAGGTCTTTTTTTATTAGGATCTTTTGGTAGTGTTGAACCACCGTCTTTGTAACCTTTAGGTGAAACCTGTTTATTAAATCTGTTATTTGCCATTTTTATTTGCTCCGTTTCTAAAAATTTGTGTTCCCTTTATACCATAAATACTCGCAACTACAAGGATCCACAAGTTTGTGAACCATGACGGGAGCTGTGAGAACATTTCAAAAAACAATTTTACTTTGTCCATCGCACTTGGATCGTCCGATACGACTGCCCAAGCGAGCACCAACACGGGCAAACTGAGAATTATCAAAACGGCCTCGTCTTTCCAGTCTGATTGCCGAGCTTCTAACAGTTTTCCCTGGTAAGCTTCCTCACCCTGGGCCATCTTAGTAGCATGCATTAGCTGTGCGTCTGACATAGCCATCTTAGTTCTCTGCTTGTTAGCATAAATCTTACTTCCTGCAGAGACGGCTAGTTTAATTGCCGATAACCACATGATTTAATACCAAGTTGCTGTTTTATTTTTGTCAGCTAGCATTCTTTTTGTACCTCTAACCTTTTCTTTGTCTCCAGTAGGAATAACGTTTCTTGCTCTTTTAACGTTAGCCTTACTTCTTGGATCATACTCCACATTTTGGCTAGGGATAGACATTTGCTTTGCTTTTTTATAGTTCATCATAATGTTTTTACCTTATATTATCTTTTAGGTCCTTTCAAGATCTTAACATCGGCCATTTTCATCATATCGTTCTGCATTTTGCCAGCCTGAGACATAGCTTGTTTAGTTAACGACGTATCAGCTCGTAATTCTGCTAATTCTTCGTTCTGTTCTAGCTTATCTTCGGTTAAATCTCTATCTTGAACCAGTTTTGCTTTGTCTATGTTGATTTTTTCATCATCGTATTCTTTTTTACGTTGATTTTCCATTGCACGTAGGTCAACTTCACGTGATTTTAGTTTAAGAAGAGGGTCATTGTCAAAAGTAGACGTAATTTTCTTCTCCTCTTTCATAAAATCTTCTGTCATTTCTGCAATCAACACAGCTTTTCTTGCTTCAACAGCTTGTGACATAACTTGTAAGTCATTTGCAGCCTGTGGATTACTAGGTGCCATCTGTTCTAACTGTTTCATCTGTTGTAATTGCTCTCTAAACTCTAATTGAACTTGTTCTTGAGCCATTAGACTAATGTGTTCAAGTATATTTTTTTGTAATGCAGCCATAACAGGTGGATTATTTCTAACCATGTTAGTTGCCATAAAATTTAAATGCGAAGTTATGTGAGCTCTGTGGTCTTGACCAGGAAAAGCTTGAAAAGGTTTACTACCTAACGCATCAATATTTTCTACAGCCGGATCTTTTGGCATATTTGGTGGAGGTGGTGGTAATATTGCATCAATATTTTTTACACCAATCGCTTCATACATATTTCTGTAAATATTATACATGTTATGCATACCAGGATTTGCTGTTGCAATCTGCATTTCTGTTTGAGCTAAAGTAATTCTTTGACTCATTGAGAATATGTTTGGATCTGCAACAGGAATAATATCTACCCTGTCATCAAAATCTAATTGTTTAATTGTTCTCGCACCACCAACTACATCGTATGGATATTCTGGTGGTAGATATTTTGATACAATGTTAGCAAGTAATCTAAATTCTTTTTTCATAGCTGCGTAACATCTTTTGTGTATCGCAGACATAACTCTTGAACCTCTTTCAAGTAATGCAATTGTAGTTCCTACAGCTGCACCTTGGTTACCATCACCAACTTGCATGTCAGCAATAGCTGCAAATCTTTGACCTGCTTGTACAACAATACCTAAAAGATTTAATAATGTTGGAGAAGGTTCTTTGTATGGTAATGGAAAGAATGCATCTCGTAATGATCCACCCGGTGCATCAACATCTTTAAACTCACCTGGTTGTATTGGAGAAGCTTCGTCTTGAACTCTAACTCCTCTTTGTTTAAAACCTGCTGGTAAGTTTGATAACGTTCCTGCATCTAGCAATTGACGGAGAGCAGACGTTGCCGTTCTGCTCAATCCGCCAATCATGTGAATGAGTCCAAAACCATAAAATCCTAGTCCTGGCAGAAATTTGAAGTGGACGAAGTATTGGATTTTATTTTTCTTTGGATCATCGGGCGCATAGTTCCTCCTGATAGAAAGAACTGTTCGGGTACTTTCGTCGATAGTTACGACGTAAGGAAGTTTGATACCAGTCGGTTGACCGTCGGCACCTGTTTCCTCAAAACCTTCAAGGTCAAGATTAACATGACATTCAAGTAAAGTATAAATCGGTTGTGGTTTACCTGTAGCTTTAGTCCCTTCTAGGTCTCGTTCTTTTTTAACAACGGGGTTTGTTTCAACCCTACCTGGAGGTCCTAAATCTACATCTCGGTAAAAACCAGAAACTTGTTGCTTACGCAATTCGTTCTCTGGCGTTTTCACTACGTGAATAATTGACTCTGCATCGTCTAATGAGGTAGCCGTGTAGGGTACAACTAATTCGTCGGCAGGAACAAATTTTGAAACTGCTCTTGCCATTGTTTGATCGTAATAAATTTTTTTAAATGTTGAACCTGCTAATGGTAAATGAAATAACATTGAATCGAACTCTGGTTCGTATTCTTCCATCTTATCCATTAAAATATAATTCATGTAATCTTCAACACGTTGTGCTTGAAGATCATTTGCTGGTGTTTGTACTCCAACAACTTGAGTTCTTACTGGTCCATCACCTGGTAATAATTCTTTGTAAGCTTGCGCTTGAAACTGAGTTACTGCTTCTGCAAGAACAGGGTGTGTTGCACCACTTGCTCCTTGAAATGGTTCTGATCTATCTTGATATTTAAATCCTAAAAGATCTAGACCATCACGATAACTTTGCTCCCATTCTTTTCTGGATGCTTTGTAGTCCATGTAATCACCAACCATATCATTACCAATTGGTTCTAAAATATCGTCAGGTAAAATATCTGCAAGGTTATCAAAATGATTTTCTGTTCCAGGTATATTTATAGCTCCCGGTTCAAAGTCAATTGTTGCGCCGCCATCTTCTTCTGCTGTGACCTCTACGGGTCCTTTTTCTACTTCCTCCTCTTGAACACTAACTTCCTCAATATCCTCTTGCGTAGGGACATCAATTTTTGTTCGCGTGTTACTAGGGAGTCCTTTATCTATGTCTGCCATTTATACTCCTATGTATTTGTAACATAATATTTAAGGTTTTCCAACCCTTGAGAGTTGGGTCCTGATTCTGGTGGAATTGCATTAGGTCTACGTATTCCGGCTATACCACCACC